TGAAGGTCTTGCGGGCTGACAGCATCGTCAAGCGGGAAGTGAGGGATTGCGAATGAACGCAGGGCAGCAACTTCGTCTCTGTTGACAAGGTTACGAGCACCGCGAACTTGGTCAGTGATTACACCGAGAGTACCAGCTTTAGATTCGATAGTGATGCTGTGCTGAGCAACAGGCTCACTACGGAAAATACCAAGCTCATTGATCAGACCCCAGGTATTGGGAATCAGATTCAGTTCTTCGGTATAGTCTACAAGCTCAAACGGCTTTTCAAATGAACGAACTGTAGGCATTGTAATAGTCCTTAGTTGTAGTTAGAATTAAACAGCGTCGTTTACACGAATGCCGAGAGCTTCAAGCTGTGCGTACAGCGCATTCTGTTCAGCCAGAAGGTCGAACGTTGCGTCGAGTACCAGAGCGAACTTGGAAACAATAGCTGGACCACGAACTAGGCACAGTACACGAGTGTCTGTGGTAGCAGGAATAGCTCTGTCTTCAAGGCAGATGGCGAAAGCGTTTTGTGAACCGTCTGAGGCAGTTTGTACAGCAATACGAACTTTACCGTTTGCAGTAACGCGACCAAGTACAGTACCTACAACATAGGTACGAGCACCGGCTTCGTTAGCAACAAGAACATCGCGGCAGTAAGCGAAGTTCGGCTCATATTCGTGCTTCACAAGGTGGCTAAAACGGAAGGTATCAGTAGCAAATGGAGCAGGCATGATTTATTCCTCGTTTACTTTTCATTAATGATTTTTTGTGCGCGAAGAGCCTTGACGATAGGATTCTCTTTCACGAGAGTCGTAGTCGTTTCTGCACTTGCACCTTTTTCTTCAAACAATGCTGACTTTTCAACAGCACTATTCATCTCAGCAAGAACCTTGACAACAGCGTCAAAGTCTTCTTGTTTCTCTACTAGACTTACAGCTTTGAAAAGAACTTCAGCTTTTGCTTCATCCTTGACTGCAGTCTTCAGTGCGTCAAAGCGAGACTTGCGAATAGCTTCTGCACGTTCTTTGCGGAATTGATTTACTTCGTCCTTAGCCTTCTGAAGTTCTTCCATCGTCTCAGTCAGAGACTTTTGAATGTTTTCCAGGGCTGACTTTTCAACCATTTCAACCGTAACTTCGGTTTCGATAGTTTTTGTCATAGATTTCTCCACATTTGGTTTTGAACCAGAGGCAGACGCCTCTTCTTTTCTTTCCTCGCTAGCGGGTGAGGCATCCTTGACTCTAGCCTTTGGTTTGGCAGTAGCCTTGGAATCTTTTTCATACTTCTTCAGTGCCTTCTCAATGGTTTCTTGATCAAGCATGAAAGACATGTATTGTTCTTCATCTAGTTCAGACAATCGCGTTTCAACATCCGTTGACTCTTGAAGTGACTTCAGAATCTCGAACGATTCAACCTTGGATTGAATCCAGTCTTCGTAAGATGTCTCAGAATCTGATTCGTCAGACTCAGGCGGAACATAACCCATGACACGAGCTAGAACTTCAGCGTCTTCGTAGTAAAGACCAAAGAATTTGCGTAGGAAATCAGGCACACTCATTGTGACCTTGATCGACTGCATCTTCTCAATAGCTTCTTCACTAAAACTTACTGCTTTCATCACTAGTGCATAATCAGCACCATTTGCTGGTCCACCTACAGCGGGACCAACCAGTGCGATGTGGCTGTCTTCTTTACTGAAGTCGATGTTCTTTAGAGTTCGTTTCGGTTTAGTCATCATCATCCTCTAAGGTTTCGACTGTTGCGCGGGCACCAATGCTGATACCTGTGATATCACCAGACTTAATCATCTTCCAGATATTCTCATCATTAATCTGGAAAGTCATGAGCCAAGTGCCTTTTGTTACCGGAATTTCATTGAGCACAAAATCGGTAGGTGCGAGATATGATTCCACAACATGAAACTTATCAGTCATGACTCTGTGGAAAAGATTAGCTCGCATTGCACTTTTGTTAAATGATTCCATCGCTTTACGAACGTCTTCTGCTGATGTATAGTCACCAGTCAGATCGGTAGAGTCGGGGAGCATTGCAACATAAGTTACCTGCATCAGTTCATCATTGTGTTGTTTCTCAATTGGAAGATCGAAACCTACAACTTTTTCTTCTGTGTTGAGTTCAGCTTCAGTGATGGTGTCACCGTAGCTTTTCAGAACTCCATTTTCTTTAAGCACTTTTCGAGTCCAAGCTAAACCTGCTTTTCCGCCAGTCGTAAGAAACTCAAGAAAACCATCAGACGGTCCACCATCTGCTAGTCGAGCAAGTGGGTTAATCGACTTACCGATAAACTTCGTTTGCTTCGTGTAGAGTTCTTTAATATCATTTAGACTAAACTCAGTGCTCAATTTGTCGATGGTAGGCTTGCGGTTTTTCATGACTGCAATGCTTCGACCTCGACGCATGTTCTTTAGCACAGCATCCGGTGGAGTGTACTTTCTTGTCTCTTGCATACATTTCCTCCATTACATAACTGTGAGACGCTATTGTATCATAAAAACAACAAAATGTCAAGTAAATGGGGGAATTTCACCCCCATTTTTTTCATGAAGCGGCAATTACTTGTACTGGAGCACTAAAAGCTTTAGCAGGAGGATTCTGGAATACCGTACCATCACTGTCGGTAATGATCAGCCATCCAGTCTGTCCAATTGCCAAGCTTGAGTCTGTAACGTCGATTTCAAGAACACCACTCAGGTCAGTAATCTCTGTAGCACCTTGACAACTTGGACCGTTGAACAGGTCAGGACGATTCTCATCAAAGAAAGCCCACTTGAGGTTAACAAGTGAAGCAGCTGGTGCAGTTCCGTTTGTAGTAAGAACCACAACAATTCGTTTAAGAATTATTGATGAGCCAGCGTTTGTTGACTGAGTTACAGAAAGTGCAGAACTTACGTTACCAGCAGCGTCTCTAGCTCTTACTCTGAATGAGTAAGAAGTGCTAGGTGAAAGACCTGTAAATGTAAATGTCAGAACATTACCTACGTTTGAGTACGAGGTTCCACCGTTCGAACTTACTTCATACGCTGTAACCGCAACGTTGTCGCTACCCGCAGGCCAGCTAATCTGAACAGAACTAGCTGTAACTGTTCCAACCGTAATTGAACCAGTTAGCGTAGGAGGCGTGGTGTCCGAAGCAGCACTCGTTGTGAAGTTACCTGTGATAGCTGTACTTCTATTGCCAGCAGCGTCGAATGCACGAACATCCACCGTGTAAGCAGTCGAAGGTGTAAGTCCAGACAATGCAGTAGTCAGAACGTTTCCTACTGAAACATAAGAACCACCGTTCAGTCTATACTCGTATCCTGTAACTGCAACGTTGTCGCTACCTGCTGACCAGCTAATTGTCGCACCAGCAGATGTAATACCTGACGATGAGACTACACCTGTCATTGTCGGGTTAGTCGTATCACCACCACTAGTCGGTGTTACACTATTGGACGACGCACTCTCTGCTCCAAAACCGTTAGCGTTTTGTGCAGCAAGCGTGAAGGTATAAGCTGTACCGTTAGTAAGTCCAGTGTGAGTAATTGGCAATGAAACACCAGTTACCGTACTACCACCGGGTGTCGCTGTTGAACGATATCCAGTAATTGCTGAACCACCATTACTTGCAGGAGCAGTACCGTTTACCGTTGCTTGAGCATTACCTACTGTAGCAGTACCAATTGTTGGAGCACCAGGGACTGTACTCGGAGTAAAACTTGCTGTACTTACAACGTTACTTGGGCCAGTTTGAGCAAAGTGCGCTCGATAAGCTGTACCGTTAGTAAGACCAGTCAGGTTGAAATCACGAGCACCAGTTGCACCACTAGTGATTGTCAAAGTAGGTGCTGCAAGAATAGCAGCAGCAGTAGGTGTAGCTGTAGCAGCAGGTAGAACTTGAATTGCCAATGTTGAAGAACCAGAAGGTGCAACGTCGGTTGTTACTCTAACTGTAGAAATGGTATTGCCAGTGCTTACG